ATTTCGCCGCCTAGGCCTGCGCCTTCTGCGGCCGCCTGTTCACCCACAGCTTCAATGGCTGCTTGATATTTTCGATCATAGAACGTTTCTCGCTGGTTGCGCAGGAACTCGTCGTCGGTCATACTGAGGATATTCTTAGATATCCAGCGTTTGCTATAAACTCCTTCGGGCACGCCGCCGGCCAATTCGAACTTAGTCCGGAGGTACTCCAGGTGTTGTAATTCAGCCAGGCGCGAAGGATTATTTAGATTAATGTTAAAGGAAACAAGGTCCTCACCACGGAAGCCTAGAGTATACAAGTGAACCACAGCAATCTTTTCTAGCTCGGAGAGGAAAGAACGTTGCAATCGCAAGATAGTCCGTGAGAACCGAATATCCTTCTGAGCTAGAGTAGTCTTGTCTTCCGAGTCTCCCTCGCCCATAGTTAGATAGGACTGGGGGATCTTGATAGCCGAGAACAGCTTGTCTCGCATATATTTTACGTCTTCAATATCATTAAGATTCTTTGCACCTTGCAAGGAAACAATATCCGAACCCACTCCACCACGAATAGGAATGAAGTAATCTTCCTCTAAAGAGAGAGGGTTGTAGCGAAGATCCACGCGGCCGGTGCTTGCATCAACAAGCTGATTACGCTTAAGCTCAGTCTTCACCTTCTCCATATACTGGGCCACGTCCTGGGGTGGGATGTTGCCGACGTCAATCTTAAAGACCCGGCGCTCGGGAGCGCGCACAACGCGATACGCAAGCATCGCATCTTCAATAAGTACAAGCTGGCGCCAGATCCGGCGGGCGGGCTCCAGGACCGAAGTGCCGTACGGGTTATTTTTGTCATTGCCCAAAATACGGAAATGAGCTACCTGCCAGTTTTCAAAGGTCATACCCGCACCATTCCATTGGAATTGCACATAGTTGGGGTTGGTGTTATCTTGCCCCTCTAACCTCTCAATTTCACTATTCGGAAGACCGATCACTGACGTAACACCCATCTTGTCATCAATGTCTAGATACAAAAAGAAATCACCATACTTGCACATCGATCGTGCCCATCCAAAAGCATTAAATTCAATGTTCAGTGCATCATAAAAAAGTTGTTCGAGGATGGTTTTGATTTCGTGATTAAGGCAGTCAACATTCAGCAATTTGTCAAACTCATTAGAAGTGGTCATCTCATCTGCATAGATATCCATAGCGGACGCAATCTCAGGCATATACTCCATTTGATCAAAATCAACGTAGCGCTCATTTCGGTTCTGGTTACGCATCGCATGCGAGGAAAGAACGTTATAATTCTGCGAGAGGTTGTCTGTGGCTCGCTTAAACTCTTGGCCACTGAGAGATGTGAATCTTGTTTTATATTTATCTAGGTCGTTTCTACGCTCTTGGCGCGCAATCTGCGCGCGGTAATTTACAATTGGCCCAGAGAACAGTCGCGTCAGCCTCTGGAAGAGGGGCGATGCTGGATTGTAGGGATTCTTTGATTTTTTATTGTTGGGTGCCATTTATTATCCTTTAATTAAAGCAATATACTGTTCATTATACTGCTGTGCTGCCTGTTTTTGAAGTGATTCTTTAGTACTCCGATGGCCAATCATCCCCGGAACGGAGGTCGAGAGATCTTTTTTCGACGTCGAGATCGCACCAATAAATTCTTTACTATATTCAACACTTCGTTGGCTCTCGACAATCACTGTATCCCTCACCCAACAACCAATTGCAAACGACATAATTAAATCGTCATTATAACTACGCATCGCCTGTGGTCTGCCGTGATGCCACACAAATGTTTTCATTTCAGATAACAGGCGGTTGGAGTTTATCTTAATTAGTTTGTTTCTCATAAACTCTTCCATCTTCGCTATAATGAGAGGGCGAGTTTTAGAAGAAGTGGTAAAGCCAGGAATTACATTCGACTGCCACTGGGCTGTGACCGGATCAACAAACTCGTGAGTAGTCTTGGTGGTGTAATAAATATTAGGGTAGCCCTTGTCCTGAAGTTTTTTGAGTACCGCGTAGCCAATATTGTTGTTCTCGATAACGACCATAGGGTTGCCGAATTCTTGCGCCACATTAAACAGAATGTCTGCAAAATCGTCGGGAGTGGGCTTGCCGACATATTCCGCCACCACCTCTAAGTCTTCCAATTTAAACACATGAAAAGCCGAATTATCCTGTCCATCGCCGCGGGCCACGTCAGCAGAGATCATATAGGTTGCGCCGGGCTGAGCGCTTTCCCAAATCCAATAGTTGCGGTCGAAGCCTGTACGATACTTAGGAGAAGATACCTTTTCTAAATAACCTGCCAAGTCGTCAGGGTGAATAACTGACTCTCCCGACACATTGAAATTGCACTCTAGTTCTTGCGCAATTTGACGACGAGACATGTTTTTTGTCTCTTTTTCATACCACGTGGCGTCGCGGTCAGGATGCACATCCCAATAAAGAGTGGTCATATAAAAATCATTCAGACCCGCTTCAGAATCAACACAATTTTTATGGAACCAATTTCCCACTCCATTGGGAGTGGATAGGGCGATACAACGACCGCCCGTAGAGAGAGTGGGGTATAGCGCTGTCCACAACTCATCAAGGCGTTCCACGTGAGCGGCCTCGTCGATAACTAGTAACGAGAGTGCCTCAGAACGACCGGCGTCTCCAGCCGTAGAGGACCCCTTGATCTGTGAGCCGTTGGATAATTCAAATGAAGTTCTGTTGTCAATAGAGATATCAGCAATCTGCATCCAGTCGGGGAGGTTTTTAATAATTGCTTTTACTTTTTTTACCAGGTTGGTAGCGGTTTGTAACTTAGTGGCAACAACAAGAATATTTTTGTCGCGATGAAACATCATCAGCCAACCAATATAGGCCGCTGTAATGGTAGAAATCCCAAGTTGTCGGGCTTTTAAAATGATATTAAAACGATAATCGTTAAAATCACCCAACAAATCTCGCTGATAATCGTAGGCCTTAAAGGGGATGAGCCCACGCTGGGGGTGGGAGATACGGCAATAATTCGTTGTAAAATATGCCGGGTCCTTCCCAGCCCTTACTATCTCTTTAAGAATTTCCTCTTTGGTAAGCTCATTTGCCATAACATCCGCTATTTGCCCTTGCGAGTATCATTCTCCGGGCGCTTATTCTTCGGGCCCTGGGCTAACCAATCCTTATAAGCTTTATCCAAACGATCTTCGTCTGAGCCGGCTTCGACCTCTCCGACATCTTTGAGGCCGCCAATGAGATAATCACAATGGGCCTGACAATCAGTACGATAGTTAGACAATCGTTGCACCAGAATATGATGATCGCCTTGCTTGGTCAACGTAAGCCCATTACCGGTAATAGCTTTATATTCTTTCTTTAAAAACTTAATAATCCCCTGAAGCTTACGGCCAATTTCATTCTCGAACCCCTTGTCCTTAACGTCTGTGATGCGCACCTCTGCTTGATATTTTAATCTCAAAAGCGGGCCATGGAATTGAACCTTAAAGCCGTCCATCACGCGTCGGTCCTTAATATAGTGACCGTCTTCCCTGGATAACCCAGCTATGCGGGCTTTCCCATCTGCTTGCAAAGTTTCATCGTGAGCACCATCATATGAATTGGCAGCTGCCTGATTAATTCCTTGAATGATTTCGTATACTGTAGCCATAGTGTTTATCCCTTATTTGGTCTCCAACCATTTTTCCATCTCTCTTCTCGATTCTCGACCCATTGTATATAGCATTTGAAGCAAGCTTCGAACTTATTCATATACAGATCATCGCGTGAATGAAAAGAATATTTCTCACAAACAGGACAAGCCCGGTTGTGGTCTCTAGTAAGTAGTTTTTTGTTTATTAAAAATCCGTCTTGTTCCACTTTGTCTTGAGTTTCAGATAGTTTGGAGAATTTCTTACGCTCTGCGTGAGATTGGGCGATATAGTCTTTCTCTTTATCCTCGTCCCAAAACCGCCGCGGGTTGTTGATAGCTTCGGTGCCATATTTCTGTGAGATGGCTTTTTCTAACTTGGCAACCCGGTCTTGTTTATCACTCATTGATTAGCGATCTCAGTAGAGATAGCAAAAATACCAAGAGAGGTTAATGTACCGATACCGAAACCAAGAGCCACGGCGAGAGGGCCGTTGGCTGGCTTGGGCTTGAGGACCAGCTCCCTCAAGTCGTCAATCTGAGACGTCTTGAGGATCATCATTGCCTCATACTTATCTTTCCAGGTGTGGATTTCCACATCCTTAAAAGATAGCAGAAGCTCATAGTCTCGCTTCTGCAATTGCAGTTCATACTCTATCCGGAGTCCGCACTCAGCATCTTCAAATTTCTTATCGACCGCAATTTGTGCAGCTGCGGCCGGGGTCAGCAAGATCCCGTCAAAGGGTGCTGGGTCACCCTTCTTGATATTCACTATATCATAGGATACTTCTTCTGTCTCTTCTGCAAAAACAAGCGGAGGAAATACAAAAAATGAAATCAAGTAAAGGGTTAATATCTTTCTAACCATGTTCCAATCCAAACATTCGAGCTATCTCTCGGGATAACTTCTCAGGATCATCATATCCCTCTTCGACCATCTTTTTAAGCTCTTTCTTTTTCTCAGTGTCTAGCTCCTCATTCTTCTTTGCATACTCTTCTTCGATCTTCGAGAGATTTTCCTGGTACTCTTTGAGGATAAGGTTCTTCTCCACAATTTCTCTATTATGTAAGTTGTTTAAAGTATCCACCTCTTCTTTATGAGATTTACTAGACTTATCTAATACATCAAGCAGCGCCGCCACGTAGGCTCCATTCTTGGTAATTACAAATATAAGGAGGGCAATGATAAGCAAACAAAAAATCAACGGGATATACCAATGATTCTTTAGCCACACCCACGCTTTTTTCAGTTTATGTTTTAGTGATAACCACTTCATTATGGAACGCCTTTAAGTCTGGCTACAGCATCCACGACGGTTTGTCCACCAATATAAACACACGTAATCATTACCCAGTCAGCAGAGGTCAGATCCGCAAAGATCATCAAACCAGTTGCTGTAGCCCACGCTAGTAACTTGCGTGATACCAGCTTATCTAGTCCCTTATCTATTATATGTCGCATAGTCACTCCTTTCAACATAATTAGTCAGAGTGTAAAGATATCTTTAAAGCGTGTGTTTGGAAAGGTCGATGTGGTCCTTCTCAGGGTCATAGACCTTATCAGCATCTTCGCCTATCTTCTGAGCCTGATCCTGTGCAAAATTAACCTCTTGGTTCTGCGACGTAAAGCCGCGGGCCTGGGCGACGTACGCAAACTTTTCTCTTTCTTGCACACTGGGCTTTCTGCCCCACTTCTCAATGAAAGCTCGATGAAATACGGGTAGCATATCGCTCACTTCGCGTTGACGAACTTTATATGGACTCAGTTCGTTTTGAAACACTTCCACCAGTTCTAAATCTCCGCGCGAAAAGAATACAGCCTGTGTGGGCTCCGCGGCGTGAATTACGGAGCCCTTATTGGTATCAACCACTCCAGCAATTCCAAGTTTTCGAAGCATACTAGACCAAACGATAGGATCTTCGTGAGAAGCCTCGCGTGTAAGATTCCACAAGATTCCTAGATAATGCGGCTGATTGGCAGCTGCAGCTGCGCTCTTAAAAGCATCAGAAACCGCTATGTCCATAAACCAATCGGGAGCATTGTTCCAAGGTTGCTCAGGATCCTGATTAAAGGTGGGGCCGGCACTACTGTATCTATGTTCTAGGGTTTCGGGTCTAATGATATATTTGTCGATCAGTTCTTCTTTGAGTTGTGCAAAAGCTTCTTTAAGGGCGCCCTCGGCTTTCCCACCAAAACTTGGCCGCTTTGAATCAGTGGAGGCGTACATTTTTGACGCCCAGTCCCCGGGGGATGCGGTGGCGGCCTGGCGGCTTGCTTTACCAAAGGGCGGCCTAAGCATCTCTAGAATGTAATGATTAACTACATATTTATACCATTTCGACACATCTATTTTTGCCT